ATTTTTTTTATAATAAATTTGATATTTAAAAATATTTTAAAAAATATATTTATTATAAATGAGTGATTCATATGAAAAAGAACAATTATTAACATCATCTATTCAAATTGACTCAAGAGATGTTTATAAAACCAAAAATATTGATGGATTAATAAAATTTAAAATTAAAAGTGAATTTGAGAATATATGTAGTAAAAATGGTTATGTAGTTAAAGATTCAGTATCTATTATTAAAAGATCTATTGGTAAAACAACTATTCATAATAATCAAAGTAAAATAGAATATGATATTACTATTAAAATGAAATTAATTTCACCATGTCAAGGTGAAATATATACAACTATTATTGATAGTATTACAAAAATGGGTATTATTTCATATATGAATATGAAAGATGATTCATTAAATAATGTAAATAATAGTCCTGTATTATTTATTATTCCAAAAGAATATATTGATGATGATATATCATCATATTCTGTTAATCAGAAAATAGATATAGAAGTAATACAAAAACGAATTAAATATAGATCAAAGCAAATACAAGTTGTCGGTAAAATAAATAATTAATTATATAAATATACAATATGATGAATATTGATGATAAACGTAAATTTATTTATAATAACCTTAAAATTTCAGGTGAATCAAAAAATAATATAATATATGAATATATATTAAATAATAAATTAAAACATTCATTAAATAAAAATGGATTAATTATAAATTTGTCAATTGTATGTGAAAATGATATTAATAATTTATATAAAATAGTTATTAAAAATGAAATAAATAAAGATTTTTTTATTTCAAATGAATTGGAAATATTTTCTAATAATATCTGTGAAAAAAAACCTAAAAAAATAATAAAAAAAGAATATAAAAATATTAAATTAAATAAACTTGATATTAAGATATTATCATATATTTAAAATTTGATTTAAAATTTGATTTAAAATTATTTTTTATAATATTATTAATAATGATTTTTGATTTACTAAAAGATTTAAATACAGATTGTAATTTTACAGATAAAATTAATGAATCCGTTTATACACAAAATATCACTAACTTAACTGATAATAAAGATACATATAATATTTATAATAGTTTTAAGAAATGTATTATATGTGAATATGATCCATTATATTTAACATTACCAGATAATGAAAAATCTATGTATTTAAGAAAATTAATTATAGAAATTTGCTCTGGAATAGATGAAAATCCTCAAAAATATGAAAATTATAATTTTAATAGTCGATATATTAAAAAATCCCTTATTCAGTATTCATTACAAAATAAAGATGATTTTATTTCATCTATCTATTATTTAAATGATTATTATAAAAAACATTTTGTCATAGAATATGACAATAAATTATATAAAACATGTATTAAAAATTATCCCATTATCTATTTAACTTATAATAATCATAAAATAACGATTAGTGAATCTGCTAATAGTAATCAATATGAAGATATTAATAAATTATTTAATCTTATTAATATAAAAGATGATGTAGAAAAATCATTAATAAGTATTTATAAGATGCCATTAAACTCAATTGGATCTTATAAAATGGATGAATTAAAACAAATGGCAACTGAATATAAGATATCATTAAAAAACGGTACTAAAAATAAAATAAAGAAAGATTTATATGAAGAAATCAATTTATATAAATTAAATCATTAAATTATCGAATTTTTAAATTAATATTTTTTTTTATCTTTATATAAAATTTGATTACTTTATTTAAATAATAAAGTAATTTATATATATATATAGATATGAATATATTTGAGACTAATCATAAAGGTGGTCCATATGAAACAATCAAAGATTATATGAAAAGGTCATTATTATCAACGGAATATGAATTGGAATTAATCTATGGTTCTCATCCTAGAAATACATTAAAAAAGATAGAATTTTTAAAAGTTTTAAACTTTTTAAAACAAAATTATGAATTAGAAGGTGAAACTAATAATTTAGATGTTAAATTACAACAAGTACGTGTTGACAAGGTTAATTTTGATAATATAAGATGTACAATTGGTGGTGTTCAGAATATAAAAAAATATTGTAAAACAAATTCTCTAGTAGATATTCCTAATTTAGTTTTTATTAGGAAAGAATCAAATAAAGATAGTAAAAATCCATCAATAAAGTATGGTCAAATTAAAAATACCGATTTTGATTTTCGAATAAATCTTAAAAGGGAAATAGTTTTGGATGAAAGTGATGAACAAATCATTAAATTTAAAGATAATTTAAAAGATGGATTAAAATATTATCGTTATAAGAAAAGATATTCATTTATTACAAGTGATAAATTATATAGAATTGATTTAACAGCTGTTAAAAGTAATACATATAATCCAAAAAGAAAAACATATAATTTGCATAAAAATTTAGTTGATTCAAGGATTTTAACGGGGAAAGAAATTTATGAATTAGAAATAGAATATATAGGATATAATAAATTTAATTTTAAATTTCCAATAGAAGAATTTTCTAAAAAGGTATTTTCTGAATGGGATAAAGATACTTTAACAGATGAAGATTATCAAAAACAATTAGACTTATCATCATATAAAACAGGTGTTTCATTTACTCCAGGAGAAAATATTTATACTGATGAATCCTTTACACCGGATGATACATTTTCCATGAATTCTGGTTATGAATTTATTACAGATGTTCAATCATTTGAATATACACCTGAAACGGATGTTATAACGCAACCAAAAAATACAATGAATACAAATTGGGCAAAAGCAGCAGGATTAAAAGGAAATCCAATTGATAATATTTGGTTAAATTATTGGCAAGATAGAGGCAATTGGATATTTTTAACGATTGTTAAAAATAATAAGAAATTATTATTTGATGGTGTATTAGAAAATTATACTGATTCATATGAAAATGCTCCCGAAAATGCAAATTATGTAAAGTATATAATACAACCACCATTAACAAGTGAAGAAATTGAAAAAATAAAAGAAGATATAAAACAAAATGAAGAATATTCTTCCTATGGAAAATATGAAGATGATTTTGATAATAAAGTAAATGTGCCATTTGATTATATTACAGGATTAAGAAATGAAGGAAATGTATTTCAGAGTGCAGGAGCATTACCATCATGGGCGCCAAAGGGTGGAAATACTCTTGATAAAGATAATCTATTTATAGACGTTGTTAATTTAAAATTAAATGAAATTATTACTAAATTATTAACTGTAATTAAAGGTAAAAATTTAATTGTTTCAAGGAGAAAATGTGATAAAATTTTAGAAGAATATAAAACATTAACAGAACAAAATACAGATAGAGTTAATTTTATAGGACCGAATCCCGTATCAATGAATTTAGATGGATTAAATGTTGAGAATCCTCATAATATTTTACAAGGATATGTTGTTACTGAAAAAGCAGATGGTATTCGTGCTCAATTATTTATTGATAAAATTGGAGAATGTTGGTTAATCACACAAAAAAAAGAAATTATATATACAGGTTCTAGAGTAAAAAATAATACTATATTTGGATCGTGTATTTTAGATGGTGAATATATTCAAAAAGATAGAAATAATAAACCTATAGAATTATTTATGATTTTTGATATCTATTACTCTGAAAATGGTGAATATCCAAATCACCCACATACATTACCATGGATTGGTAAAAAGAAAAGTGATATATGTAGATCTCATATTTTAGCAGATTTTAAACAAAAAGTTGTAATAGTTAATTCAGATATATCATCATTAAGAGATGGTGTTTATTCACAATTATGGACAAAAGATATAAAAAAAATAGATGGTAAAGATACAATTAGAATAGGTTTTAAGAAATATTATGAAGGACCTAAAACATTAAAAAAAGATAAAAAGGATCCTACTATTTATACAAATGAAAAAGGTATTTGTAAAGTAAGTAAGAAAATATTAGATCTTGATAAAAAAGATGCATATGAATATAATATCGATGGTTTAATTTATTTACCAATGCATTATTCAGTAACATCATCCAGTGATAGTTTTGTTAAAGATTCTATTAATGGAACATGGAATGAAAATTATAAATGGAAACCACCTGAAGAAAATACTATTGATTTTAAAATTAAATTTGTAAAAGAAGAAATCAAGGGGAAAAAAGTAGATAAAATTTCATCATTTAAAAAGGATAAAAAAACAATTAAATGTCAACAAGTACATTTATATGTTGGTTATGATATTAATAAAGATATTACAACTGATTTTACATGGAAAGTAATGGGAAATGATAATCGTAGGAAAAATGAAATATTATTTAATCCATCATGTGAAAAGGATAGTATTCATATTTGTAATATACCATTAACTAAAAATAAATTAATATGTTTAAAAGATAAAACTCAAGTTCAAGATGGATTTATATATGAAATGAGATATGAACCTAATAATCCATTTGGTTATCAATGGGTTCCACTTAGAATAAGAGATGATAAAATTAGACCTAATAATAGTGATACAGCTGATAATGTTTGGAAAACAATTAAATATCCTGTAACTGAAGATATGATAAAAGGAAAAGAAGATTATAAACAAGCAATTATTAATAGTAAAATACAATCGGGAGATATAGAAAAACAACATCAATATTATATGGATTATACAACTGAATTGGAAAGTGATAATATATTAAGAGAATTTCATAATTATCTTAAAGATAAACTTATTAATTCAGTTTTGTCAATCAATACTAAACCTAAATCTGTATTAGACACTTCTATTGGCAGAGGTGGTGATATTGGTAAATATTTAAGAAATGATAATAGTAATATATCTTTCTTAATGGGATTAGATATTTCTCCAGATGTTAATAAGGCAGCTAAAAGATATTATTTAAAAAATAATACACCTAAAGCATTATTTATGCAATATGATACAGGTATGTCTATATCTAATGGTACAGGCTGCGTTGGTGATCATAAAGATAGAAATCGTTTATTAATAGATATTTTATATGATAGACAAAAAACATTACCAAAAGAATTACGTCCATTAACAGCAAAATATAAAGGATTATGTAAAAAAGGATTTGATTTAATATCTTCTCAATTTACAATTCATTATTATTTTAAAGATGAAAATACTTTAAGAACATATATTAAGAATATATCAGAAAATCTTAAAAAGGGTGGTCATTTTATTGGAACATGTTATGATGGTATGAAAGTATTTAGTAAATTAAAAGATTTAGAAAATGGTTATTTAGAAATGATTGATGATTTTGGTAATAAAGTATATTCTATACATAAAAATTATCAAATTGATGATTTTGATTATAAAAAAGATGAAATCGAAAAACTATTTGGTAATGAAATTAATGTTTATATGAGTAGTATTGGAAAAGAATTCCCTGAATATCTTGTTAATTTTGAGATGTTTATTAATATTATGAAAGAATATGATTTAGTATTAGATACACCAAATTTAAATAAAGATTATAAAGGATTATTAGATAACAAATCATATCAATATACCGATGGATTTGGTGGATTTGAGATGATTATTAATGATTTAGATAAATTATATTCTAAAGATTTATCATTAAAACAATATTTCCCACAATCATTTGGATTAATAAAACCTGAAAATAAATTATTAAGAGAATTAAGTGAATTAAATAATTGGTTTATTTTTAAAAAAATATAATTTAAACATTATTTTTGAAGTATATTCATGGAATTTATATTAGAGAAAAATATAGAAAAAGATGAATATTTATATATTAATGATATTTTACTTAATTTAAAAGATGAATTAAATAATACTAAATCATTAATAGATAATTATCTTAAGGGATGGGAAGTAGTTAAAAAACAAATTCATAATTATGAATATGTATATACATCATCAAATTATTATAATAATATATCAAAAATATCACCATTTAGTCGTTCATATTTTAAATTTACTGAAATGTATTATGAATTTAATTTGATAGAAAATAATAAAAAAAATAAAATAGCATGTTTAGCAGAAGCACCGGGTGGATTTGTTCAGTCAATTTTTGATTTATTTGATAAAGATGTTGATATATTATATGGTATAACTTTATTGTCAAATGATAATAAAGTTCCCAAATGGAATAGTTTATTAAAACGGAATCCTAAAATAAATTTTATATTTGGAAAAAATAAGGATGGTGATTTATATGATTTTAATAATGTTTTATCAATAATAAATGATATAGGTAAAAATACAATAGATTTAGTAACGGCAGATGGTGGTATAGATTATTCTGTGGATTATTCTAAACAAGAAGAAAATTCTATAAAATTAATATATTCAGAAATATTTGTTGCATTAAATATACAAAAGAAAGGTGGAAATTTTTTATGTAAAATTTTTGATATCTTTAAAAAAGAAACAATATTATTAATATATAAATTAAATATTTTATATGAATCAGTATCATTTTATAAACCTAAAATAAGTAGATTATCAAATTCAGAAAAATATATTATATGTCAAGGATATAAAGGTTATAATAAAGAAATTATTAATGACTTATGTTTATCATTTAATGATAATAAATTAGAATATCCAATATCAAAAACATTTTTAAATAATATTTATGAATATAATGAATATTATTGTAAAAATCAAATAGATTATATTAAAAAGGGTATTAATATAATAAAAAATAATAAAATATCATCAAATGCAAGTAAAAGTCAAATTGAGAAAAGTATTAATTGGTGTAAAAAATATAATATACCTTTAAACATGAGATGTAAATATTTATACTGAACATTCACCAGACTGAATTCCAATTGGATTTGACCACCAATTCATAGAATTATTACTGCCACTAACATTATTATAAAAACTACCACCATTCATTGTTTTTTCATTTTTATTATTAATATCATTATATTTTCCTTTATAGTCACCTATATTATTTAAAAGAGTACAAGATTTTACATCAGTAATAAGTTTAGGTGGAATTAATTGTAATCTAGTATTATTTTGACAAAATTGTTCACCATTTTTATTGGTGTAACACGAATCTGTTGTTAATGATTGAGTATTAGGTGATGTTTTATCACTATATTGATTATTTTCGTCAAAAAAAGATCCAATATTAGTTAATTCACTTTTGATATCTGAATTATAAAATTTCGGGTGTTCAGATACATTTGTATCGCTCCATGAAGTTTCATTATCTCCATCTAAATTAAATTCTCTATATTCTTCAGTTTTATCTGGATTTTCACTTAATCTATCTTTTCTGTAATAATCTGGTAAATATTCTCTTTGATTAAATATTAAATTATTATTATCTCTTTTAATATTTAATTCTGTTTCACCTTTTGGTAATATATTTGATAAATCATTAATAGGAGTAACTATATCACCTTTACTTAATCTTTTAAATACTCTACTTATTTGTGGATATGGAAATTTATCAATTAAATTTTGTTTATCGACATAATTTTCATCTTGTATGTCACCTTGTACAGGGTTTTCTATGTTAATCATTAAGAAATATAATGCAACAACTACAAATAATATAAATAAAATAAGATTATTCATTAATATATATATATTATAAAAATATTTTATTTATCCAAAAGTATTTTCAGAAGTGTAAATAATATATAAAAATCCGTCTTCATCTGCATGTTTTTCATAAATTTCATAAAATGGCATACTACTTGTACATAATTCATTATTAACTAATAAAAAAATAGTTTCATGTGGTTTTAAAGATAATCTTTTTCTAATTATAAACATAAATTGGTTCATTTTTAAATCACTGGGAACTAAATATTTATTTTTGTCAATTTCTTTCATTTGACATTTATCATTTTTTTCAACAATAATTGGAATTCGCGATTTATATTTGGTCATAATATGTTTTGATTCTGTTTTGCGTTTTACTAAACTATTATCTTCTTTAAAACCCATTATAATTATAATATATATATTTAAAGTTTTTATTTTTAAATAAATAATTAAATGAATTGTATACATATTTATAAAGATGGTAAGATGGATGAATTATCTTTTAAAAAAAATAAAAATATATTAAATCTTTTACTGAATTCATCCAAAAGTCAAGGGAATGATAATATAAAGAAATTATATTCATGGAAATATGAAGAAAATATTATAGTATGTTATGGATGGTATGATGGTGAAGCGGGATTTGAGAATAAACATGATTTACCTCCATATGGTGAAAGTGTTTTTTTAGAAGAAGATTCATCTACTCAATTATTATTTGGTGATATATTTATAATTTGTTATGATAAAGGTGATAATATAATTAATTTTAATGTATCCGATTATGGAGCATTTTATAATTTCATATTTTGTGGATTTGATGATTGTGATGATATAGATCATATTGATAATATATCAGATAATACAGACGAAGATGAAGAAATTATAAATGAAATATCTGATGAAGACTATGAATTATCATCTGATAATAGTGAAGATTTAGAATTTGATATTAATGAATATTAATAAAATTTGATTTATTTAAATAAATAATTTTATTATAAAATATAAAAACTTTAATGAATAAAAATAATAATATTAATGATAAAAATAGAGAAAAATATGTATTATTACTTAATAAAATATTAGATGATATTAATATTAGTCGTACAATAGAAAAATCAATTTATAATGAAACTATAAAATATTCGACTAAAAATAATATTAAACGAAAATGGACAAATAAACATTTTAAATTATTATATATATCAAAAATTCGTTCTATTTATACAAATATTAATACAGAATGTTATTTAAAAAATATGAATTTTAAAAATAAAATATTAAATAATGAAATAGATCCTTCTAAAATTGGTGAAATATCAAATTATGATATGTTTCCAGAAAATTGGAAAGATCTTATAGAAGAAAATATTAAAAAAGATAAACTTAAATATGAACTTAAACCTGAAGCAATGACAGATTTATTTAAATGTCGTCGTTGTGGTGGTAGATCATGTTCTTATTATGAAGTTCAAACTAGAAGTGCAGATGAACCCATGACACAATTTATTACTTGTTTAGATTGTAATAATCATTGGAAACAATAAATATATAATATCTTATATATATATATGAATATTCATTCATTATGGTTTTTATGTTTATTAGTTCGATTAATTATGATATATCTTATTTATACTTTTCATATAAATAATAAATATAAAAATATACTACCAATTTTATTAATAGGTATTGGTATTGGTTTCACTTATAAAGGATATTATGGATCTAATAATGAAAAACAAATATCAACTGTATTTTGGCATGATACAAGATTAATTCATGCATCTTTATATTCATTAGCTGGTTATTATTTATATAATGATAAATTAAATCTTTCTTTATTAATATTATTTATTGATATACTTTTTTCTATCTTGTATAGAATTATATTTAATAGATAATTTAATTGTAATTAATACCTTGTCCCAAACCATTTGGATCATTCATTTGATAATTACAACCTTCTGGAGTACAATTAAAAGTAGTTTTTACAGGTAAAACTGTATTATCACTACATTTAGTGCATGCTGTTAATGATTCTTGTGTTTGAATAAATTCATTTCTTATTTTTTCTGCATTATGAGTTAAAAATAATCTATATTCCCAACTACCCATTCCTTTTGCTTGCTTATTATTTAATAAACAATTTTGACCATAATCAGTAAACATTCTACCATCAGACATTCTAGCTGGAAAATCTAACTCAAAATTATCAGTTACTTTATTCATTTATATTCTTTTAGAAAAAAATTTATTTATTATTATTTATTCTCTCAATTAATTTTGTTTTATTTCCAGAAACTGGTAATTTCATATCAATTAATATATTTTTTAATTGTGAAACAGTCATATTATTATAATCTGGAACATGATCTTCATCTAGTAAATCTTCTATATGTGATGATCCATTTTCTGAAACATTTAATATATCTAAATTATTATCTGGATTTTCTTCCATTAAATCATTTATTTCATTCCATACATCATCTACAGTATCATCTTTTAATATTTCTTCACATACAGTATCATCTTTTAATATTTCTTCACATACAGTATTATCATTTACTATTTCTTCACATACAGTATCATCTTTTAATATTTCTTCATCAATAATTTTTTCTGTTGTATTATTTTCAGTTGATTTATCTAAAAGTGATTTAATTTGATATATTTGATAATCATAATCATTTAAAATTTGTTTCATTTTATGAATTTCATAATATAAATATCCACCAGTCAATATTATTAAACCTATTAAGAAAAAGGTATTTAAATTTAAGAAATTTAATTGTACTTCGGTCATTATTATTGATTAATTATAATATTAATATTATTTAAACTTATATTTAAAAGATAAATATTATTTAAATATAATTATGGAGAAAAAAAAGAGAGGAAGAAAACCAAAAAGTAATATTATATTAAATGAAAACCCAGTTTTTGATAATAATAATCAGGATAATTTAATAGCATGTATTAAACATCCTAAAAATATAGATATAAATGAACAAAAATTATCAAATATAGATAGTTTAAATGAAACTAATGATATTTTCTTTTTAACTGAAAATATTACAGAAGATATTAATAAAGATATTAATAAAAATATTAATAAAGATAATGATAAAAAAAATTGTTGGAATTGTTGTCATAATATAGATACAGATATTATAAGTTATCCGGTTAAATATATAAATAAAATTTTTTATACAAATGGAAATTTTTGTAGTTATGAATGTGCTGGTAGATATATTTTTGATAATTTTAATGATATTGAAATATGGGAAAAATATAATTTATTAAATTTTTATTATAATGTAAATACTAATAATAAAAAAAATATAATGGTACCACCTAATAAATTAAGACTTAAATTATTTGGTGGAGATTTAACTCGTGAAGAATATATTAATAATAATAATAATTCATCATATGATGGTTATTTGCCCCCAATTATACCCATAAATAATTTATTTTATAATAATGAAAATAAACATATTACTAGTGATAATGAACTTAAATTATATAGAAAAAAGAAAATTAATAAAAAAAATATAAAAGATAATCTTAATAAATATTAATAATTATTTAATTGATTTTAATTTTGATAATGTACTTTGTAACTCTTCTAATGTTGGGGGTTCAAAATGATTATCTGATTTTATTTTATCTATCGTTTTATTTGTCCGTTTTCCCTTTTTTAATATAACAGATTTTAAATCACATGCTGTTATTTTAGGTATTTCTTTAATTTTTGATGATTTTGATTTACTAAATGGTAGTAGTGGGGGTGGGTGAGGTGGAGGACGTGGTGGAGGGCGTGAAAATCCATCTAATAATTTTTGTCTTTCTACTGCTTGTAATGGAACACCCATTTTTATCATTTTATCATATTTATTAGTTTCATTTTCTACTTTTTCATCGATAAATGAATATTCTTTTAAATATAATGGTATTTTTATTTTAGCTTGTAATAAATACCATTGAAACCAAATACTATTATCACTTAACCATAAACCATCTAAATGTATTATAAAATTACCATATGTAAATTTATTTATTTCATTTAAATTATTTTTATATTCATCATAAATTAAAATTGATGAACTGACTTTTAAACGAATACATTCTTCGTAATCTGTCATTTTTATAAATGAATTTATTTCATATTTTTTATTTAATTTTTTATGAATTGTTTTATATATACTTTTTAATTTATTTAAAAAGATACATAATGATTTATCATTCTTTTTATTTTGAAATGATAAATCTATTATATTTTTATTATTTTGTGTTTTTTGTATTCCAAAGGGTGTAAATAATAATGGAGTTTGAAAAATACATTTATGTAATCCATTATTATATATTCTAATTGGTATAAATGTAAAACTTTCAGAATATTTTAAAGGATTACATAATATTAACTGATATTTTGATAAATCTATATTATAATTTAAAATCATAGTAATTCATTATAATTACTTAAATATTTATTTAAGTAAATAATTAATAGTTAACAAATGTGTGATGAAGATTGTGGTATTTGTGGATTACCTTTAACTGATAAATATTCTTTAAAAATGTCATGTAATCATACATTTCATTACGAATGTTTAATAAAAACATTCGCTAAGAATAAACTTAATAACAAATATTCTAAAAATAATTGCCCATATTGTAGAAGCGATGTTCAATATTTGCCGATTGTAAATGGATTAAAAAAAGCAGTTTTTGGTGTTCATACCGGCCAATATTCTGAATTATCATATCTTAATAAATGTATTAAGACTAAAACTACTAAATGTAATCATATTCTTACACGAGGTAAAAATAAAGGAAATGAATGTGGTAAAAATTGCCTATTAGGCGTAAAATATTGTAAAACTCATTTAAAAAATAATCAAAATAATACAAATTTGATTTTTACTTTAGTTTAATTAAACTAAAATACAATGAACAGACTTATATCCACAGAATATAAAATATATATTCCTCAATTTTGTGAAAATACTGATACTTATTATGATCAATCACCATATAAACCATATGAAAAAAATAGAATATCATATAAATGTAGATGCAAAGCTGGTGTAATATTTACAAATAATCATCAATTTAAACAGCATGCAAAATCTAATACTCATATTATATATATTCGCGATTATAAAGATAATTTTAAAGAATTAGATGAACAAGGTGAAAGAATTAAAGAATTACAAATAGAAAATGGTAAACTTAAAAATCGTATTATTCACTTAGAAAGATATAAACATGAAAATGAAAAAGAAAAAAAAAGACAAGAATTAATTAAAATAAAAATACAAACTGAAAAATCACTACAAGAATTAGATGATAATAGTGAAGATGAAAGTGTATTCCAAGATTGTCAGTAAATTTGATATTATTTATTATTATTTTTTTTTTAAACTAAAAATTTAATGAATATATATTTATTCTTTATTACTTTATTATGGATTCTATTCATATTTATGAAAATATATTTACCAGAATTATATCATATAACAGAAATATTATTAATATAATATTTAACGAATTTATTTAAAGGATTATAATATCAATTATATTGAAATAACAAATATGACAGACAATTTAAATACATCTTTAATTTAAGATAAATTTCAATTCTTTGCATTATTAACAACATTGGGTATATCAATCTTAGGTGGATTATTTACTGGAAGAATTTTAAATACAAAGTATATTAAAAATAAAAAACAATATTTTGATGATGAAGATAATTGGGATTTAGAAGAAATAAATGAAATAAATCCATAATTAAAATATTACATTAAAACGAGAATATCTGTTTATTTTACACCTTTGAACATTTAAAACGCCGAATATTTAAATAATTTCATTAAATAACTAAAATAGTTAAATTTGAAAATACTTAAAAAATAAAATATAATATAAAGTATAACTAAAATGGTTAATTATAGTTGCGAGAAATGTGGAAAAACATTCAAACAAAAGGGTCATTATATGAAACACCTACAAAGGAAAACACCGTGTGATAATATTAAAGATAAAATAGAAAATATTGTTGAAAAAAAAGTTGATGAACTGGTTAAAGAAAAACTTCAAGATTTAGTAGATAAAGGTGAAATTGAAATTAAAAATAAAAATTTGATTTCAAATAATCAAAGTAGTAATAAAGATACTACTAAAATGGAAAATAAAAAAATAAAAGTAGCTGCAATGTTCGCCGGTTGTGGTGGTTTAGATTTTGCATTCCACGAAAAAAATGATATTTTTGAAGTAGTATATGCAAATGATTTTGATAAAGATGCTTGTAAAACATATGAAAATTTCTTTAATTTTAAACCGGAATGTAAAGATATAACGAAAATAGAAAATATACCAGATTGCGATATATTAACAGGTGGTTTTCCATGTCAAGGCTTTTCTATAGCAAATGTAAATAGAAATGAAAATGATTCAAGAAATATATTATATCTAGAATTGGTGAGATTATTAAAACTAAAACAACCTAAATATTTCCTATTTGAAAATGTTAAAGGAATAATGAGTTTGGGTGGATATAGTAATAATGAAGATAAAAGAGATAAAAAGGGGAAAATATTTAAACTAATAATTTCAGATTTAGAAAAGTGTGGATATAATGTATATACCAAATTATTTAAGATGAAATATTATGATATTCCACAGAATCGCGAAAGAGTAATATTTATAGGTATAAGAAATGATTTAGTCGATAAAATAAAATTTAATTGGCCTAATGAAAAAACAGAAATAACAAAAACATTAAAAGATGCTATCGGAGATTTACCGATCGAATACGATGAATCTATACAACATGTTGGTACAAAACATCGTGTTTTAATAACGGGTAAAATGGGCTCTAGAAAATTATTTTGGGATAAAATATCTCCGACAATAACTGGAAGGGGGGGGGGGACAGGGGG